TTTATCATATTATCTAAAATTATTTATTGACGTGTAATTACTACCACCGACTATACCAATTGCGTAACGTCCTGACGCCTTTTGGTTCTTTATTTCAAAGTACATTCTCATCATCATTGCGTCAGATAAGTCAGGTGATTTACCTAATATCTTCTTCATTTCATCTTTTGATTGTACTGCAACCTTATTATCCTTATCTATATCTTTTAATTTTACCGCTAATAGTTCTTGTGTTAACTCATCCACCACCGATGGGTCCAATATGTTTAAGGATATTTTACCTTCCTTAAATTGTTCTGATAACTTAACATAACATTGTGACTTTAAATTAATAAAATTCTGATCGTGTAACGCCTTACTATTGTTCACAAAGTTTACCCCACGTATCTGATCCGCAACACCACCACCTACTCCATCAGAATCCACGATGACCTGTTGAGGATGTATCTTCCACTTTGCAATTAAATCCTTTATTTCGTTACTTAATTCTACGGTTGATAATTTCCTATACACAAGTACTTCCATGACCACCAGTCCGTTCCAAACCACCACTACGGACCTATCATCACCAAACCTACCAACGTCAACTGATAAATATCTTTTACTTGATTCATTTGGTGTATCTCTAAATACTGAATTGGATATACTATCAAAATCAAATAAACTATCATCTTCTTCCAGATAGTTCCAATCACCTTCCAATAATCTCCTACGTTGTGCGTTGGGTAAAGATTGTAACATTTGTATATATGATGATGGTAGATGGGGATTGTCTGTTGGTAGTGCGGGAACAAACTTCATATTGTCTGGCAAAGTATCCTGTATATATGGAATATAAAATACTTTCTTCAACCATACTTGACCTGGATTACATGTCATTAATAGTTTTGGTGTTAGTTTATATTGATTTAATTTAAAACGAATACGTGACTTTAATATGTTATACGCAAGTTGTGGTATCTGTGCTGCTTCATCTATAAACACTGCACTAACCTCTATACCTCCCAATGAATCATAGTTGGGATCTGATGGTTGATACGCTAAGTCCTTTAATATAATCTCACTCTTATTGGTAAATGTTAATACATTTGATTGACCATTATAGTTATAGTTCTCCCCTGACTTTAATCCCATTTGTTGTAATACCTCAAATAATGTATTGAGGGTTGTTAACTTTAATTGTTGTAATACAGTTCTACCAATTAAACATCTGATACCAGGATATGTTAAACATAATGTACTAATCCATAGACAACCCAACCAACTCTTTCCCGCACCGGCACTACCACCGTACAGAACTTCATTGATTGAACTATCCATCAGTAACTTCCACGCCTGAGATTGTTTCTTGGTTAAATCTATATTAATCTCCATATAAAAAGTTATACGCTGACAGGTCTTCAACATCTTCGTTTAAACCTATTTCATTATCCCATCTATCTCTATCATGTTCTATCTCACAATCAACTCTACCTCTATCACATCTTAACATCCAATCTTCTCTTGTCTTATTGTGGTAATGATTAATCACCGCAATATCTGATGGTCCATTATGATTGAATGGTCCGTGGAACTTCTTTCCATTGGTATCCATTGATGGTCCGTGTGTGTTATGTGGTAACATCATTCTCTCACCTGATCTTGCGTTAACCAATACCTTAATATGTTCATTTGTATTGGTATTTCTTTTAGGGAACATTTTAAGTAATGAATTACAATATCTATTCTTTAAGTCCATATTACCATACATAAACCAGTTCAATCCTATTACATTGGTCTTATCCTTATAGTCGTCAATAAACTCTTTGATGTTGTTATGTTTCTTTAATACAATAAACTCATCACAGTCAATAAACGCAATCCAATCATATTCTGTATTATTATGTAATACATTGTTATATAATGGTACTTGTATTGACCTACCATCACATATCTCTTTTTGTAGGTATGGTTTCTCTATATCAGTTCTCCAATCATTCTGATACATTATGATCTTATCAAATCCTAATTTGTGGTTATACTCCAACCATTCTTCCAAGTAATAGTCTTCCCACTTGGCTACACATACGAGTGCTACTTTAGTTGTGAACATATAATATTTTATCTACGTGTATTATCTTCCCCTCAGGGAATCTTGCAAGATATTCTTCAATGAACCAATAGTCCGCTTGTTCTATATCTGTCTTTAATTCTAATTTCTTTCCATTGAATGTACGGACCATAAAGTTTCCAATATCTATCTTACCAAATTCTATCTCACATTGAACAGGTATATAATCATCATTCACCCAATTATGTACCATATTACAGAACACAAAATGTACATCATCTCTACCTTTAACTGATGATAAGAAATTCTCTACAAATGATGGTGCGTAATAGTTATCTTCCCCTGTCATTATCACCCATTCTTCTGTTGCTGCTTGTAAACCAATATTACGTGGTGTATGTCCCCAATCATTGTATCTTACTTTTGTAACTGAGAACTTAATCTTATCCTTGTGTTCGTCAAAGAACGCAATAATATCTAAATATCTTTCCTTAACATCCTCAGGAGGACAGTCAGCAACAACGTGTATGGTCCAATTAGGATTGGTCTGTGCAACAATTGAACTGATTGTTGTTATTAATAAATCTACCCTTTTATGTGTGGGTATCACAAACTCTATTCTATCCATTATATATATTTTATCCAACTGTTATCTCCAAACACTTTATCAGGTTTACCGAACATTTCATTTACTGCTTCATATACTCCAACCAAATGTGGAATCTGATTTGTATAATCATGACCACCAATTACACCACCTTCTTTAACAAGTGGTAGGTAGTTGGTAATATCTGTCTTAACTCCATCATATGTGTGTAATCCATCAATATAGATAAAATCGAATTTAAGACCCTTTAATTGATCCAACGCGTCATTGGATGTGGAAACTATCGTCTTGATGTTTTGATGGTCACCAGTACGATCTAAATAGGTTTCATATACATTTTTAAACTCAAACAGATATGAGGTTGGATCTTGTGGGTCGTAATCAGCTTGAAACGGATCCACAGCAATAACCTCCTTAAATGATTGTGCAAACAGGACTGTACTTTCTCCCACGAATGAACCAATCTCTATCATGGTCTTCTCGGAGTTATCCCCCAATTCTTTTATTAGGTCCAATAGACCATTTGTTCCTGTGGTATCTCTCATCCACGTTTGATCTTTATTTGTAGTGTATTTCATATATATGGTTGTCTGAAAACGAAGTTTTACGGACTTAATGGTCCAAAAAAATTAGTCGTTCAAGTTTATGTTTATTGATATAGGTAATCCTCCACTTGTTAGATCCACCTTCTTAACCTCCAATTGATGTATCTTCGCAATATCATTAAGAACTTCTCTTTCAACACGTTTATTCCTATCTTCACGACACCTATTAAGAAGATCGTACAACTGATTAAGGTGGTTCTCCAATATTTCATCTGAGTTTTGTTTATATCTTTCTTTTAGTCTTCTTCTTGCTTCCGCCCATAAGTTTTCTGCTGCACGTGTTGTTATATCAAATTCCTTTGCCGCCTTAGACGCAAACTCATCATAACCCAAATGTTCATACAACATCATCTCATACACTCGTGGCATCCTTGACTCATAGTCTATCTCGTTTGACTTACGACCTTTTTTTGTTTCTTTATTTTCCATATAAATGTATTCTAAATCTTCTTGCTTGTTTATTAACACATGAACGACAATTCCAATCAAACTCCTCATCAAATAAGAATTTAAATACCTTACCGATAAAATCCTTCTTATCTTCCTTTACTCCCAATATGGATGTTAGTTCTGCGTATGCTACCTTAATGTCTTCCTCCGTTGGTATAAATAGTTCTTCCTCTATCTCAAATGGTAATGGTAGTTTCTCTACCACCTCTTTTGGTTTCTTACAAGATTTACACCCACGTTTTGGTTTACTTGGGTTTTCAATTGAGTTGAGTTTTAACTTCTCTAATCTATCTAATTCCTTATTCATTGTCTATTGGTGTTATTGTATCTATATTATTGAAGTGGTCTTCCTCAGGTAATGGTGTTGGTTCAGGTACCATCGTTACAACAGGTATTGTTACAAACTGATGTTGTGATTCTCCCATTATTACTTTTGTCTCCACACGTTTTTGTTTTCCACAGTTACATCCCATATTACTTATTCAATTTTCTAAATGTATTTTGTCTTATTTCTTGTTTTGTTTCCCTGACATATCTTGCAATAGATGTTAAAGGTATTTTGGTATCGGTTGATACCTTCTTTAAACTACCTAATATCATATACTTCTCAAATATTATCTTGTGAAACCAATTCATCTCCGTAAATTCTGTTTCAATTATTTCTAATATGTGATGTTCTTTAAATACATCATCAGTATCAATCAGATTGGTTACCTCAAACAATTCATTATATAAACTACTTTCCCTTCTTACCTTTCTATAAAATGGTGATGTTTTACTATACCAATTAATCGTTAGACATTTTACAATATAATATTTAATACTGTTATCGTCAAGTTTGTTTAGGTTTATTTCTTTCTTATCATAGAGTTGAAGTAATACATCGTTTAGTAAATCCCCTGCGAATGAATCATGTTTTGTTATCTTGTTACAGATGTTTAATAGTTCGTAATAATTCTTAGCAATATATCTTTCTATTTCAATCTTCATTCAGTATGGTTCTAATATCCATTAGACATTGACAAATTTCATATTGTTCAAGTTCCTCGTTGGATATAATACTACTTTCTAATACCTCATCTAAAAAAGTAATACGGTTTATTATAGGATCTAATTCCCTATCTATTGTAGTTAGTAACATATCTATAATCTTATTACATACCACACGTTTCTCCTTATCATTAAAATTACAATACTCTTTGGGTATGTCAATGAATCCTATTTCCTCATGGTTTCTTTTCATTCCTATATCTACTTACTACACTTCTTATGGTCGTATGTGAACAATCAAATATATCCGCCACATCAAAATAAGTATAACCTTCTTCTATGAATTTTACAATCTTATCTGTATTATTCCATACACCTGATTTAATCTTCCTTCCCATATTTGTTTGTCTTGTCTTCCTTTCCTTCTTTACTATTGGAGTTATATTGGTCCATACTTTGTTCTTATCCTTGATACCTTCCTTCCACCATACACCATCAGTATAAGTCCAACCTAAGACCTCCATTACCATAAATACTTGATCCTTCTGTTCTTGCGTGGTATATCGGTTAGGTTCTTTGTAATAGTGGTCTTTTCCACCATTTTCCCTGTACTTATATTCTACTTTATCCCTGTGGTATTTCTTGTAACAAGGTTTACACATCTTAACAGGATTACCTGCATGACTTAAATAAAAATTATCAAATGTTTTATATTCCATACAAGTACCACATTGTTTTGTATTATCATCCGGTATTACTGGTACCGGTATCTGTTGAGGTATTTGTTTATCCAATTTTTTATTTCTTTTATGTAATCTACAAAATTCCCTCATACAAGGACTACATATTTTTCTGGTATAGTGCTTACCTCTTGTTGAGTGAAAATATGTTTCATACTGATTATCTTCTCTTTCATTCTTGCACTTGTTACAAATCTTCATATATAAATACTTTCAATTAAACAAAAAGACCCAGTACCTTCAGGAAATGGGAGTAACCTTGGGTACTAGGTCAGTGAAGTTTTTAACCTTCTACTAAATTATAAATAAATTAATCAGAATCTTCAAGTGATAAAAACTCTTTTACCTGTTTGATATTCTTTCCATACTGGTTGAGTATTATATTATCACCGGAACTTCTTTCCGTTGAGGATAATTTCTCAATTAAAGATATGTATTCATTTCTACTTGTTTGTGGCAAGGAATAAAATTCTTTCATTGATAATTCTTTATCTCGCCAGATCCAACCTTTTTTCATACTGGTACTTTATATATATAAATATATTAAAAATTATTTATTCTTCAAAATTGATAGTGCTGTTTCTGTTAAGTTCATATTCTTTATTGCCCATTGTATATAAGATACCGGTGTTTCACTAATCTTCTTTCCTTTATGTTTTCCAACAGGTTATTCATAAACCCA